TACAATGACACTGTAACATCACCAGCAGATCCATTAGTTGGTTACTACGACTATGGTTCATCTATTACCTTAAATGATGGTGACAGTTTTACTATTGATTTTGATGCAAGCAACGGTGTCATTCAGTTATCATAGGTAATTAAATGGCTGCTTTTAAACTTGGCAACAGAATAAAATGTGCCACTGCGACTACAGGTACTGGAACCATAACTATCGGAAACGCCGAAGATGGATTCCAATCATTTGCTAACGGCGGCATTGCTGATAGTGATGTCGTGCGTTACACTATTGAAGATGGAAATGACTTTGAAATTGGCAACGGTACTTTCACTTCTTCTGGCCCGACATTAACAAGAACACTACTAGAAAGTAGTACAGGATCTCTGCTAAATCTTAGTGGAGATTCTATTGTTTTTGTGACTGCTGCTACGGAAGATATGGTACTAAAAGATGCAAGTACTGGTGATGTAGATCTAGGTACTGGTAAAATATTATTCTCTAACGTATACAGTGGTACTAGTGATTTACCTAATGCTACTGATTATCATGGCATGTTTGCACATGTTCATGCTTTTGGTGCAGGATACTTTGCTCACGGTGGAGCTTGGTATAGACTAGCACATTTTGATTCAAGTGGAGATCTTTTACGATCAACTTCTTCTTCTCAACTTGGAAGTTCATCAATAAGATGGGAAAACGCTTGGATTGATGACAGAATTTATTCTCCAGAGTGGGGTGATCATAATGATACTAATGATTATGCTCAATGGAATAATGGTACTCATAATCTAGGTTTCTTCTGGGGTGGTACTGAAATGTTTAGAATGGAAGGACTAAATGAAGTATTTCATTCTAACGGTAACATAACAGCATATTCAACTAGTATAGCTTCAGATGAACGTCTAAAAGAAAATATAGAAGTTGTAAGTGGTTTAGATATCTTAACAGAGTTAGATGGTGTTACGTTTAACTGGAAACGTAATGGTAAACCTGGTGCAGGTGTTATAGCACAGCAACTACAAAAAGTATTACCTGAAGCTGTTGGAACCACTAAAGATTTAAATACAGAAGAGGAACATTTAATTGTTGACTATAATGCAGTCATTGCAATCCTTATCGAATCAGTAAAAGAATTAAAAGCTGAAGTTGAGGAATTGAAAAATGCCTCTTCAGTCTAGTGGACAGATAAGCTTAGATGATATTCATGTAGAAGCAGGTGGCAGCACTGGCACTGAAGCTAGTTTGAATGACACAGACATTAGAGGTTTGATCAGTAAATCTGATGGAGCAAGTAACTCTTTCAGTGAGTACTATAGTGCTAGTGGTGCTTCTTACAGTGTAACTCCATCAGCTACTAGTGTCATGGAAGGTGAATCAATAACTGTAAATTTTACAGCACCTGAATCTGATGGCACAACAGTTTACTTTCTTGTATCAACACTAAGTGGTGGACTTGGTGTCGATGATTTTTCCAATGAAACTGGTAATATTTCTGGTGTACCATATTATGAAGCTACCGTTAACAATGCAGCAGGTAGTTTTACCTTAACAACAACGGTAGATACTGATCAGACAGAAAGTGAAAATTTTCAGTTACAATTAAGAACAGGTTCTGCCAATGGTACTGTACAGGCTACTTCTTCTAGTATTACTATACAAAATCCTACCGTAACTGCCTCAGACACAACTCCTAATGAAGGTGACACAGTAACCTTTACTGTTTCTGGAAGACCTAACCATAATTATGGTTGGCTAATGGTTCCTTCTGGAAACTATGGTTTGGATTGGGCTATGACTGACGGATCAACGTATAGTGGTTTTGGTACAGGTTTGACTACAGACGCTAATGGTGCTGCAACTATTCAGTTAGATGCTCTTGCAGATAACACAACAGAAGGTAACGAAGTTTATACTTTTAGACTACATCCAAATAATAGTATTTCTAATAATCATGTAGCTTCAGTAGAGGTAACTATACAGGATACTTCTGGATCGACTGTTAGTATAACTCCCACAAGCACAAGCCAAGATGAAGGAATTAACAAAAGATTTGATTTTACTGGAAGTCCTAATACCACTTACTACTTTACATTAAACCATATAACAACTTCTCCGTCTGAACTTTATTTCACTACTGGTGGTGGTCAAACTTATACTGACACTACAACAGGTTCAGGCACAGGTTCATTTTTTGTATCAACAAGTCTTGATGGAACAACAGAAGGTAGTGAGACTTATCAAGTAGAAATGAGGACTGGTAGTACAAGTGGTACTGTTGTAGCTACTAGTAGCACAGTAACAATAAATGATACTTCTACTAATCCATCTTTATCTGAATCATCTTATTATGAGATGCATTTACTTAATACACTAACTGGTGAAAGTGGTAGTTGGTCTACGTATACTCATTCTTTATCTAGTTATGCAAGCACTAACGGTAGGCTTGTATTTGCTTATCAAAATGGTACTAGTGGAACTTCTTATCAAGGTGACGTACAGGTAGATAATATTCGCTTTAGTGATGTTTCTTCTGGACAAGGTTATAATTATAGTTTTGAAACTTCTTCTAATCTTACAGGCTGGAAAACATCTACTAGTACTGCTACTGCTATGACTATGGGTACTGCTGATGCTGACTTGAGAAAATTTGAAGATAACTTAGCAGGATATTCTGATGTAGCTACTGCTGGCACAACTTTTAGATGGAATAGAGATTCTGGTGGTACAGTTTCGACTGGTACAGCACTGACAACAGGTGATGATGGAGATTATTATATTTATGCTGAAACTTCTGGATCAGGCGCATCAGGCGCACTCTATACAGTATGTAGTCCTTTAATTGACCTTGATAGTAGTCCAGGAAGTGTTTCTTATGCTGTAGCTAGAGAAGGTGGAAATATAGGAACCCTTAAAGTATATTGGGCAGAAAATAAATCTTCAGATCCTTATACTGGTGGTTCATCTTTTACAGCTAATAGTATTCAGTTAATAAATAGAGATACATTAAATGGTTCTAGTAGTGCTAGTGGTTATTTTTGGGAAGGAATAGCTGCAGGATACTCATCAACAAATGCAGCTACAGCATATGGAAATTGGCCAGCAGGACCATCAACTGGAGATACTGCTAAAATATGTGTAATATACAAATCTCGTAATTACTGGAGAGGCGATTTCCAATTAGACGATTTTTATGTTAATGCTACTAGTGAAACTGCAGGTGGTACAAATACAAATATAGATGTTTCAAGTACAGGTTGGCAAAGAGGTCCAGCACGTTACACCTATAGTTTTTCAACTTTTCCTAGTGCCACAACTGTTAAAGGTTGGTGTAACCTTCCTGGCTGGATTAATATAACTACAGGATCGGCTAATGGTAGTTGGCATGTAGATTCAGGAGGAACTCCTTCTAGCGGTACAGGATTAACAACAGTAGGTAGTGGTAATTATGCTTATTTTGAAGCTTCTGGTAGTGGTTCAGGATACTCTTATAAAATTGTACCGATACTAAGTCCAGCTTTTACTATTGATAAAAGTAATTCAAATAATGGAATAAGATTGAAAATGGGATTACGTGGAACGCATTTTGGATGGTGTCAAGTATACGTGGTCTGGCAGTAAGGGTTAGTTAAATGTCTATTGTCTCTAAACTATCCATAGCTGAAGAGGCAATAGGTGGTGCTGGTAAACAGCCTGAACAATTTACGCTTGCTGCTGATAGTTCTACGTTTAGTTATTCTTTTCAAGATGTAGCTACAGCAAAAAGAAACTTAAAAGATACTGGTCAGTTTGATTATACTTTTAGGTCTGCTAACTTCCAGAAAAGTTTTAGCATTGGTGGTGTTGGCAGCTATAGTCTTACTGGACAAGATGTTAACCTAAAAAGAAATCGTGTACTTACTGCTGCTCAAGGCTCCTTTACTCTAACAGGACAGGACGTTAATGTAGCTAGGTCAGAGTCTTCTATAACAGGCTCTTTTACTTTAAGTGGACAAGCTGCAAACTTTAACATATCAGAGTCTGCAGCAAACGGTTCTTTTAGTTTAACTGGACAAGACACAACTCTTGTAAAGGCACTTAATGTAGACGTTGCTGACTTTGGAGATTTTACTTCAACAGGTCAAGCTGCTGACTTTAATAAGTTTCTAAACATCTCTGCAGGTACAGGAAGTTTTACTGCTACCATTCAAGACGTAGATGTTAGAGTAACAAATTTAAAAGATGTAGGTTTATTTGCGTATAGTTTTAGACCTGCAGACTTTGTTAAGAGTTTAAATGTATCTTTAGCGCAAGGTACGTTTACAACTTCAACACAAACCATAGTAAGCAAAGTTACTTTTCAACTTACTAATAACCAGAGTGACTTTGGGTTTGATGTTGATACAATAGATGCAAGTCTTACTGCTGCTATAGGCTTTGATCAAGGCACATTTAGTACAGTAGGACAAGATGCATCTTTTGTCTTGAGTAAGGCTGTTAATAACGGAACCTTTACTCTTACTGGGCAGAATAACCTTTTCAGCTATTCATACAAAGCTAACAATGGTACATTTACGTTAGCTGGACAGACAGCACTAAAAGGTATAAACGAAGATGTTGGTGATCCTGGCGTATTTACCTTAACAGGTCAATCTGCTGTATTTGGACTATCACAATCGTCCGATAATGGTACGTTCAGTTTAACTGGACAAGGCATAACAGCAGATGTAGTATCTCCAGTAGATACTTTGACTTTAAGTACGACAGGTCAAGATGCTGTATTTAATGCACAAATATTAGCAAGTAACACGGTATACAATTTAACTGGGCAGGATATTACTGCTGGTTATAGTTATTCTCCCAACAACGGAACGTTTACACTTAGTGGACAGGCAGCACTAAAAGGTATTAACGAGTCCGTTAGAGATGCTGCAGTCTTTAGTCTGTCTGGACAAGCAGCCACATTTACTACATCGTATCCTGTTAATCAAGGAACGTTTAGTTTAAGTGGTCAAGCAGCATCCAATCACATCAGTTATTCTGTAGGCAATGGTACATTTGCCTTAACAGGAAATGCAATAAGCGCAGATGTGAGTCTTCCTGTTGACAGTGGTACGTTCACACTAACAGGACAGAGTGTCGGAAAAGACATAGTAAAAGTCGTAAACAATGGTACGTTTACACTTACAGGTCAAGATGCTAGACTAGACTTTGCTAAACAGTTTGGTTCAGCTACTTACGCACTCACAGGACAAGACGTTGTATTCAGTGCTTCTATTTCAGCAGATGCTGGATCATTTACACTAAATGGTCAAGACGCACTAAAAGATATACAAGAGCTAATAGAAGATGTAGGCACTTTTACTTTAACAGGTCAGTCTGTATCTTTAAATGTCAACGCACCCATAGGTGTACAGACTTACAGTCTTGCTGGTCAAGATGCAGTATTAGCTCAAGTCCTATTAGCAGAAAGAGGTACATTTACTTCAACAGGTCAAGATGCAAATTTTGCTATAGACCTAAGTGTTCTTGCTGATAGCGGTACGTTTGTCCTCAATGGTCAAGCCATAACTCCTGTCAAGAGTTTAAATGTAGATTTTGCTCATGGTACTTTTAGTACTACAGGAAGTGCTGTTAGTTTTGTTAGATCAAAAGGTATTGCTGCTGAAGCAGGAGTCTTTAGTTTAACAATACAAGATGTTGACATTGACATCTCTAATGTAAAGAGCCAAGGAACATACTCATTAGCAGGTCAAGATGCTGTATTTGAGTATATACCACCTCCACTTCAAACAGGCTCTTTTACTCTTACAGGTAGTGATGTATCCATATCTGTAAGTGCAGCAGCAAGTGGAGGAAGCTTCAGTCTAGTTGGACAGGATGCTTTAAAAGCTATAAGTGAAGAAGTTGACCAAAGTGTATTTACACTTACTGGTCAAAGTATTACAGCAGATATTGTTTTTGATTCCAATGACTTACGTGCTGCTTATACTTTATTCTCATTTCCTGTATCATTTACAAAAACTCTTGGTACAGATAATGGTACTTTTACTTCAACTGGACAAGATGTTTCACTAAATAAAAACCTAGCGATAGCTGCTGATACTGGTAGCATATCGTTAGGTGGTGTTACTGTACAGATCAATGATCTAGATATAAGTATCATTGCTGACCAAGCAAGCTTCACACTGGCAGGACAAGATGCAGGACTTGTAAGAGTCTTACCAACTGTCACACAAAGTTACTCAACTACTGGACAAGATGTAACTTTCGCTGTAAACTCTGCTTCGAATACAGGCTCGTTTACACTAACAGGTGGAGATGCAGATCGTCTATTTGCAATGTCTGCTGCTGCAGGTACGTTTAGTACAACAAACCAAGATGCAGCTTTTGTAAAAGCATTGAATATAGATGCTGCTCAAGGTTCTTTTACCTTACTAGGCTTTAACGCTGCAGCTAACATAAACGAGATAATACCATCAGGTAGTTTTACTTTAAATGGTATAGCTGCAGAGTTTGAATATCTACCAGGCTTTCCTGCAGACGTAGCTACATTTAGCTTAACGCCTCAAGATATCAACAAGCACATTAGTGCTGCATTTAGTGCTGGTACTTTTGCACTTAATGGTCAAAGTATAGGTATCGGATTTAATACAATTATTTCAGGATTAAGCTTGACAATTAGTCTTGATTCTGTTATAACTACTGAGAATACGTTCCCATATGATGCTAATGATTTCAGTCCAGCAAGAACATTATACATCGTAGGTGATGATGACAGAGATACGGTACTAATAAAAGACAAAAGATCACACGATATATTAGTACAAGGTCAAGATTTAAAACATATAATTTATATACCAGAAGAAGATAGAACAGTACACATAGCTGCACCAGATGTTAGAAATAGCATACTAATAAATGAAAGTACTTCTTCACCTACAATAGTCATTAAAGAAACAGATCAAAGAACAACAGTCTTTATTGACAAACGACAAGAACCTACAGTGGTTACTAATGCTACACCTCAAAACTTTACCTTACTAGTCAGAGAGCCTGACAATAGCACAATCAGTATTAGACCACAGAACATCAACACAACAGTTAAGATAGCAGCTTAATAAAGGAAAGGATTATGAGGTACATCATGTCTTACAAATGGCCCGACAAAGATCCAGATGAAACAATAGACTATAATATTGATTGGTCACGCTTTTTAGGATCAGATACTATTTCTAGCGTTAGCTGGTTTATTGACGCAGCAAATGGAACAAAAACTGCAGTGAGCGCAACAGATGTTGTTAACGGCTTACAGTTTGTACAGTCTTCTAATACCACTACAGTAGCAACTACTAGACTAGCGCAAGGAACCAATAACATTAGATATAGAGTCACCTGTCAGATAACCACTGCAGGTGGTTTGACTTTTGAACGATCTGTATTCATCAGAGCAAAAGAGAAGTAGGTATACATAATGGCATACAATTATCTAGAGCTTGTTAATGATGTTAACAGAAGATTAAACGAAGTTGAATTAACTAGTAGTAACTTTGCTACGGCTACAGGTTATTACAGTTTTGCAAAAGACTCTGTAAATTCTGCTATTAGACATATACAGCAAGAAGAATTTGAATGGCCTTGGAATCATGTAGAAGAAACAGATACACTAACAGCAGGTACTGCTAGGTACAGTTATCCTTATGATGCTAAGACAATAAACATGAACTCTTTTAGGATTAAAAGAAGTGACTCGCTAAATGTAGGAACAATCAAACTTAAAATTATGTCGTATGAAGAATATCTAGAAAAGTATATAGATAACGAATACAATACGGATGATAAAGGAACACCTACACACATAATAAGAACACCTAGTAGAGAGTATATAATTTATCCTAATCCTGACAAAGCATATGAACTGGTGTATGAATACTACACAGTAGCTACTGATTTAGAATTACATAGTGATGTACCTAATTTACCAGAGGAATATCGTTACCTAATTATTGATGGTGCTATGTTTTATGTCTATCAATTTAAAGGTGATATGCAAGCATCCTCTGTAGCTGGACAAAAGTTTAGTCAGAGTTTAAAGAACCTTAGAAGCTTACACATAAATCGTACAGATTATGTAAGAGATACGAGAGTACACTTTTAATGCCTACAAATTGGAATACATTTCCCATCGAATTTCAAGGTGGGTTAATTTCTAACATGTCGCAGTTGCAGCATGGTCTTAATGAAATTGGTTCTGCTACTACACTACAGAACTTTGAACCTAGTAGAAAAGGTGGTTATGCCAAGATACTAGGGTTCAGTAAATTTAGTAGTGTTACGGTTCCAGGCAGTAAAGAAGTATTAGCAGTTAAGACCGTTAATAGAAATAAAGTTGTGGCAGCTAGAAAAATAGACGCAACTGCTATAGCAGCGCATGATACATCACCGACTAATGGCTTAATTGCAACTCCAGGCGTAGTATCTAAAAAGATTTTTAAGGTTAACACTAGTTCTCATAACATTGAAGTAGGTATGGGTTTTACTAGTAGTGCTAATAGTATTGGCCTTGATCAACGCATCAAAGTTACTGCTGTTAATGGACGTAATATTACTTTAAGTAAACCAGTAACTTTGACAAACACATCTGCTGTAGTTTTTAAACAAAAACTTAGTAGAATTGATAACGGTAAAACAGGTTACTTTGTTTTAAACACGGATGATGAAACACCTACTTGGAATTTTTTAGAGCATAGTAATCTTATAAATGGTGGACGTGTAAGAAGTGCTGAGTTTAACTTAGATGGTCCTGATAAAGTTGTTTTTGTTGACGGTACAAACTATCCTGTAATATACGACTCTTCTGATGATCATGCTATTATATTAGATTCTACAGATAGTACGGATGTAAGTGGTGCAACAGATGTAGCTATATTTAAAAACACAGCTTTCTATGCTGTAGGTAACAAGTTAGTATTTACCGCACCAGATACTATAGATGATTTTGCTACAGGTAACGGTGCTGGTATAATTAATGTAGACTTTACCATAACAGGTCTGTCTGTATTTCGTGATCAACTAATTATTTTTACTGCTGGTACTATTAAAAGATTAACAGGTAGCACATCATCAGACTTTCAACTCACGCCTATCACAGAAAAGATAGGTTGTATTGATGGTAGAACTATACAAGAGTTTGGTGGCGATATTATGTATCTCGCTGCAGATGGTTTAAGACTATTAAGTGCTACAGACAGAATTGGTGACTTTGCTCTTGACGTTGCTTCCGATAGGATATATAGGACTGCTGTTGACTTCTTGGATATTACGGAAGCTAGATTTGAGTCTGTAATTATTAGAAGTAAATCACAGTATAGAATATTTTCTTATAAAGATGGTTTTTCTTCTACAACATCTGAAGGACTGATGGCAACAAAATATATAGCACAAGGTGGTTCAGGAGTTTCATGGGGTACTACTTTAGGTATCAGAGTTTTTGTAGCAGATGGTATATACGAAAACGAAAGAGAAACTATACTGTTTGCCAATGATGATGGTTATATTTATAAGATGGAAGACGGTGTTAGTTTTGATGGTGCTAATATACCATCTATATATCAATCACCTAATTTACCTATAACAGATCCACAGGTAAGAAAAACTATATATAAAGCAGCTTTGTATATTCAACCTACAGGACTAATGACTCTAAATATTAGTTTAAAGTATGACTTTGAACAGTTACTAGAATCTGGCTCACTAAGTTCCTTTGGTTCTCCTGTACAACCTGCTGCAGTTAGTGTTACTTCTGGTGGAGCAAATACGTTCTTTTATGATGGCTCGAATGCTAAATACGGTTCAGCAGTATTTGTAAACGTTATAGATACAGTGTATGCAAAAAATATGATAGGCTCTTGTAGGACGGTTGCTATAAGAGTAGAAAATGATAGTAAAGATCCAACATTTACACTTGACGCTGCAGTATTAGAATACGCAGAGGCAGATAGACAATAGTAAGGAAAAACAATGGCAGGTTATACAAGACAATCAGCAGCTTCAATAGTTACAGGCGGTACTATTACTGCAGCAGACTTTAACGATGAGTTTAATCAAATACAAACAGCGTTTAACTCAACGTCAGGTCATAACCATGATGGAACTGCTGGTGAAGGTGGAGCTATTACTTCTATTGGTCCAGCGCAAGAAGTAACTTTAACTGCTACTGCTATAACACCTGCAACTACAAACAGTATTGACATTGGATCTGTAGCTAAACAGTTCGCTAGTATTCATGCAGAAACTGAGTTTGTTCTAGGTAACACAAGTGGAACAGATCCTAAATTTAGAATTGTATTGGATGGTAGTAAGCTTATGATAAAGCATAACACTACTAATCTTTTCTCTATTGACACTTCAGGAAATGTAAAATCTCTTGGAACTAATGTTGCAAGCACAACTCCATAATAAGGATTAACTATGGCAGGTTATACAAGGCAGTCTGCTTCTGACATTGTTGATGGTGCAAATATACTAGCTGTTCATTTTAATGATGAGTTTAATCAATTAGAAGCAGCATTTAGTAACAATGCAGGACACACACATGATGGTACTGCTGGTAATGGCGGTCCGATTGGTGCTTTAGGTGCATCAGGAAGTAATCAAATACAAATATCAACCATAGCATTTGGCCCAGCTACTACTAACAATTTTATAGACATTTTAAACTTCCAAACTATTAAAGCTGTTGAAGCTTTTGAATTAAATGATGGTTCGTTCAAGGCTAATGTTACTGGAATAGAATTAGACTCTGGATCTTCTATAAATGCAGAAAATGCTAGTGGTCATAAATTTGGTACAAGCATCTTTGGTAATGAAGTTACGCTTGGTGACAGTACTAACTCTGTTTTAATAACTGGTGGTAATTTTAATTATAATTCAACCAGTAGTCAAGTTAGTTTTAACTGTCAACAGTTTGGCGTAACTGCCTCAAGTAGTAATACTCAAAGTATAACAAATGTTCAGATAGGATCAACAGGAACAGTAAAAGATGGTTTCTTTAATAACATACAACTTGAGCAAGCAAATGCAGCAGGTGGCAACTTAACCTTACCAACAAGTTCTTATATTGAATTTGATAATGAGATACAAATAAATAGGTCTACTAGTAACAGACTCAGACTTACGGACACTAGCAATCAAACAGAATTTTTATTTAATATTAGTAGCCAAGATCCATTTTTTGAAGCGGCTGGTAATATAATTTTAGGTAATAGCCAGGACAGTAATAGATATATAAAATTTAGTACTGATAATCAGCCTGGTCAGTTTAGATATAACTCACAGCAAGATTACTGGGAGTTCTACTTTGACGGTAGTAGTAATATAGCCTTTGCTTTTACAAAAGACTTTAGCAGTAACGTAAGATTTGTATTTGGAGATCCAAGTAGTGGTGGCCAATATCTTTACTATGATACTAGTAATAATAAGTTTAAATTTAATTTCAATAACCAAGATCAATGGTCTTTAGACAATAGTGGTAATCTAAGAATTAAAGGTTTCTTATACGAGAATCAGTTTAGCGTATGATAAAAAGCATTCCCATAACATTTGTATTAGCTATAATAGGTCAGACTATTGCCTTGGTCTGGTATGTTTCTACGTTAGATGCTGCTATTAAAAATAACGCAAGAGATTTACTAAGGCAAGAAGTAAGAATTGAAACACTAGAGAGTACTGTACAAGCTCAAGCAATATCTCTAGCAAGAATTGATGAAAACATAAAAGCTATAAGGGTTCTTGTAGAGACAATGGCTGAAAGAAGAGGTAACTAATATGGCGAAGAAGTTTGCAGGATTTAAGCCAGAGACAATGGCAAAGAAAATTCTCCCAGCGTTGGGCTATGATGGACCAACAGATGAAGA